TATAAATGGAATGTTTAGTAGATCATTTAGTAGTATTGTTGTTTATCCCAACCCTACAAATGATATATTAAATATTGGAACTAATTTAGACGTTACTCATACATTGAGAGATTTACAAGGAAGAACTATTATAAATAATTCTACTAAAAAATCAATAGACATGTCTAGATTTGAATCAGGAGTTTATTTCTTATCTATAAGCCACGAAGGCAAAATATTTAACAAAAGAATAATTAAAGAATAAAATGAAAAAATTATTAATACTATTTTTAGTAATCCCGTTTTTAGGTTTTAGTCAAGAATCTGAATCTAAATTTAAAAAAGAACTTAAGAAAACATTTAAGTTTTCAACCGTATTTGCTGCAATCAATGGAGGAACATCTCTATCAGATAGAAACCAATTCTCAGTAAACACAGGTACTTTAGTTCAAAATACAATTGAAACTCCATTTGATTATTCATTATCACTAGGTATTAGAAAAATAGCTAGATTCCAATACGAAAATAGAGAAAATGTATTTTATAATGGTACAGAAGAATCTTATTCCGATAATGCAACTTTAGGTAGGATAAAAGGATTTGAATTTCTATTTGAAGGAGATTTAAGAAGAATACAAGGTGTAGAATATTTAGATCAACACCACTTTTTAAGATATGTAGCTGAAGATTGGGTTGCTAAAGTAGAATATTTAGTGGGTGGATTTATTGATATAGAATATTTTCAAGCATCTCAGAGATATAGACATAATATAACAAAAGAATTTTCTATCAATTTAGGTGCTGCTCAAAGACTTGCTAAACCTTATGGATATGATCCTTTAGAAGAATGGATGTTAAGTAATGGTAATTTACATTATACATGGCTTGCTATTCAAGAAGGATATGAAGTAGAATTTGATGGTACTGGAGGAGAAACATATTTAGACCCATCAGGTAATGTTGTAGCTACTAGTACAGAAGTATGGGAAGAAGTAATAATCCCACAAGTACTAGTTGATTATGTAGAGAAAAAAGAAGATGCTGCACCATTAAGATTAGAATATTCTCTTATATTTGGATTTGATTATTATAAATACTCTAAAGACTTCTGGCTACATGCTTGGGGTAATGTAATGCCTTTCCATGTAAAAACTGGAGATAAGTTTTCTTACCATAATTATAATGGAGGCCAATGGACTGATTATTCAGGTGGTTTAATATTTGGGTATAAATTAACTAAATCACTTGGGTTATTTGCCGAAGGTACTTATAACAAGTATTGGAATAGAAATTGGCATAACTTTTCAATGGGAGTTAATTATATAATATTTTAAAAATGGCTAAAACAAAAGAATTAAGCGAAAATACTAGTTTTACAGTTAGTATTCAAACACTAATTGGTATTGCATTCGGTATAGCTACAGTTGTAGGAATGTGGTTTGCATTACAAGCAGATATAGAAGAAGCAAAAGAATTACCAGTAGCACCACCCCCTGATGTTACAAGGATGGAATATGATATGAAAGATCAATTAATCCGTCAAACAATTATGACTACGCAAGAAGATGTCCAGGAATTAAAAGAAGATATGAAGCGTATTGAAGAAAAGATTGATAAACTAAGATAATTAATTATGAAAAAGTTATTAACATTTGGAATATTTTTATTATCATTTTCATTATACAGCCAAATAGAAGTAAAATATTTTAATGCAGCCTGGAATGCAGGTAATGAAGTAGAATGGGTAGAAAAATTATCTGATTGTGAAATAGAAAAATTTGATATAGGAACTTCCCCTAAAGCCGCTCAAGACTACAAAGTAGTGGTTGTCCCCACAATTATTATCTTCCAAGATGGGGAAGAAGTAGAAAGATATCAAGCAGATATTAGCTTTAAAATGACTTCAACTAGAGAAGAAGTTCAAGATTATATTGATGAACTTATAATGAGTGCATTCTAGCTTAATATTTATAATTGACAAACTAGTTATTAATTAAATTGTTATTTTATGTTTAAATTTTTAAAACGTAATTGGATGGCCTTAAAAAATTTATTTGACGATGATAATAATATCAACGAAAAATCAGTTGTTGGTTTTGCTTCGTTTGCAATAATGACTTTATTTGCAATAGTAGATCTAGTGACTGGATATGTTGGTAAAGATTTGGTAATTAATGAATTTATATATGATTCATTTTTATTTATTACTCTGGGTTGTTTTGGAATTGCTGAAATTGGACAAATTTTTGGTAAGAAAAATAACAAAGAATGAAAAAAATAGTTTATCTATTATTATTTATCCCCTTATTATCTTTTTCTCAATTACATATTGGTAATTTTACTGTTGAAGAAGATAAAATGCTTCATTATATTGGGGGAGTTGCTATTACTAGTATTGCCCATGACTTAATATTTGAAGAAACTAAAGATAAAGATAAAGCTGTTATGTATTCAATGGCAACTACTTTAGCTTTAGCTACATTTAAAGAAGTATTTATAGATAAAAAAATAGATGGTAATGATATAACTTCAAGTATGTATGGAGCTTTAACTGTAGGATTTACAATAGAATTAGATAGATTACTTAGAAAAAAGAAAAAATAATAAATTATGAATTGCTATACTAGAGAACAAATTAAAAAAACTGTAATTGAAAAAGGTTATAAATGGTTCGAAAGTGGAAACTATAATTTAAATATTGTTGGAGTTAGAAACTCAGAAACTGATAATATAGTTACAAATAAATTTGATGACTGTTTAACTTTATCTTATAATGTAGATGGAGAAGAAAAATTCCATTGTTTTGAAGCAACTACAGATCCTGGAACACATTGGGAACAGAATCTTTTAAATAAAGATGGGGTAGCAATATTAGTTCCAGGTCAATATAGGGGTTCACATAAGATAGGACTTCATGGAGGAAAATATGAAGCCCTAAGACAACAAAGATCAGTTAAAGTTTATAGAGATAAAAATAAAGATGGTGTGTATGATATGCTAGAAGAAAACATCAAAAAAGGAATTTATGGGATTAACATTCATAGAGCTACTAAATGGGAAGGTAAAAAATCTACCCAAATTGATAAGTGGTCCGCAGGATGTCAAGTAATTGCTGCAAATAATGACTTTAGATTATTTATGGAAATTGCACATAAAGCCGAAGATGTTTGGGGTAATTCATTTACATACACCCTAATTGAAAGTAAAGATATAATTTAATCGTGAAAACAACTCAAACCATAATAGCTTTTACCAGTATGTCGTTAGGATTTATATGTTCCTACTTTATGGAACTCACAATGCAAAATGCAGAACAGTATTTAGCAATTTCAACATTAGTATTTGCTGATGGTTTTTTCGGTATTATAGCCGGTATTAAAAGAGAGGGTTTTAAAACCTATAAAGCAATAAAAATTTTAAGAACCTTAATTTTTTGGGTCGTTATGTTAACGTTAATATTAGTTATAGAAAAAAGCATCCCAGGAGCTGGGTGGTTAAGTGAAACAATGCTTATGCCCTTAGTAATCTTTCAAATGATAAGTACACTTAAAAATGCATCAATGGCCGGGTTTATTAAAGTAGATGCTTTAAATCAAATTTTAGATAGGATAGATAAACATAAAGGTCTTAGAGGATAGGTTGTTCTATAACTTATTTTTTACTATATTTATAACCATGCTTAAGAATATTAAACAAGGAATGTTTCCGTTCCTAATTGGATTTTCTGCCCTGTCAGTTTCAGCTTCGGCTGCTTTCTATTCCGTTAGTGGCCTTAGCAAACTTTTTGCAGGAGCAAGTTTAGAAGTTATTATAATGGCTGGTTCATTAGAATTTGCTAAATTAGTTACAGCTTCACTTTTATATCAGTATTGGGATACAATTAATAAAACATTAAGAACTTACTTAACTGTAGCAACTATTATATTAGTACTTATTACTAGTATGGGTATTTATGGGTTTTTAAGTGCAGCGTATCAAGAAACTTATAATAAATTATCTATTGTAGAAAACGAAAAAGCATTCATTCAACAAAAAATAGACTTTTACCAAAACGATGTTACAAGATATGATCAGGAACTTGAAAGAATTTCTAATAACATTAGTACTCTTTCCAATGCTAGGTCTCAACAAATCCAAGTACGAGACACCTCGGTGGTTGGAGGCGTTAGAACCACAATATCAACTTCCGAACTTAGGTTGGCAGCAAGCCGTATTAAAACTGAAGAAGAAAATAGAAAAGATGTTCAAGTTAAAAGAACAATAGCAGCTGATAGCTTACAAAAATTTCAATTACAAGTATTAGAATTAGATAATAATACCGAAGTTGCTGGGGAATTAGGCCCATTACAGTATCTATCGGGGCTTACAGGTACTCCTATGGATAAAATTATTAATATTTTACTTTTAGTAATTATTTTTGTATTTGATCCTTTAGCAATATCTTTAGTAGTTGCAGCTAACTTTGCATTTTCTCAAGCTTATCCAAAAAAAAGAGAAAATTTATATGGTGAAACAGTAGATGAAAATCAAGTTTGGGATGTTTTATCAGATGAAGGATTAGAGGCAGAAGATTCTGATTTTGAAGCTGAAAGAGAAGATGAACGTAAACATTGGGAAAATATCACAGGTCAAATTCGTGATGAAAAAATCCAAAATGAAGAAGAACTTGAAAGGAGAATGAATATTATAGGCCAAAATGGGAATGAAGGAGAGCATTACGATCAAATAGATAACGAATTTGAAGATATAGATTTAAATAAAGATGGAATAATAAGCCAATCAGAAATAGATATGGCAAAACAAAGAGTTAAAGTATTAGAAAATTCTATTAAAGGTGTTACTAAAAGTTCTAATAGAGTAGATAAAGCTTTAAAAGAAATAAAAAAGTTAAAAGGTTTAATTTCACGTTTAGATGATGATTTAACTAAAACTTATTAATGGAGAGTAAAAAAATACTACAAATAGCAAATAAAGTATACCCTAAAATTAGAGCTCACTATGGCTTAGGTAAAAAAGAATATCCACCAATTGAAGTTCATAAAAATATTTTAGTTAGACTAACAGGCGAACCAGAAGCTGAAGGTGAACCTGCTGATGCCGAATTTGATAGAAAAGAAAATAAGCTATTTTTATACTCAGATTACAATGATAGTGTTGAAGATGTAATTAGGGGAATTATACACGAATATATTCATTATTTACAATCTGGTTCTTGGATGAAAAGATATTATAACATGGGTTATACTTATGGTAATCATCCATACGAAATTGATGCTAAAAAAGCTGAAGAGGATTGGAAGCTATTCATCTAAAATTTGGCTACCCAAAATTAGGTTCGTATATTTACAGGGTAAAATTAAGGTTATGATTCAAGCAACAATGCATTCACATTCAGTATTAGAAGAAGTTATTTACAATTTGCAATCTAAAGGCGCCATTGTCGATCCTTGTATTGTAGATGATTTGATTACATGTGTTAAAACACACGCTAAAGTTGAATTTAAAGATATATAAGTTATGTCAAATCCAATATTAAAATTTTTATTAGATAAAAAATCAAAAGGTCTTCCTATGAATATAGGGGAAGCTATGTCTGAAACTAACACTTGGGTTAGTGATTGTGAAGAGGGTTCTATGGGCCCTTTGATGAATCATTTTAGAGAAGTTTGGGAAAAAAATAATAAATAAAAGTTATGTTTAAAAAATTTAAAAAAGAAATAGATACAGTAGCAAGTTTCTTGTATATCGCATTAGTTTTTTATATATTTTATTTTGCCCTTTGGGTGTTTTGTCCTTGTTAATATGTTTAAAGTACACCTAAGTAAAAAAGCTATACAAAAAAGACTAGACGAGAATTATCAAAAACTGAATTATAATCAGTTTAGGT